CCGTTGGCCAGTGTGATTTCTTGCAAAATGCTTGTCAATCTTTCCTGAATCTGCAGTTTAATGCGCCCGCTGCTCATTCGATTAGCCTCGAAAGTTGTCGTAAGAATTCCGCTTCAACGAGGCTACCGAATGGCTCAAGAATGGCGCTACGCGTATCGTCAAATACCTGCGCCACCGATGGCCCGTAAAGCAATGCGATGGAGTCTTTCACTAACCATGACTGGTGCGATGTCTCCTTCCCTTTGACAACGGTTTCGCCGGGCTTCAACCTGATAGCCAGCCCCACGTTATAATTGTCCTCGGTAAGAGACGCCCCCTTTTTAAGCCGCACCAGCCATGCCTTTTTAACGAACGTTGTCTTTCCTCGTTTGACCTTTACCGTCACCCCGGCGTTCTCATTCTTACCGACAGTAGTTGTCGTGGAGAAACGGGCCAGGCTGGTGGCTCGGTCACGGGCGACTATCAACGCTTCTGGATTATTGTTGGTCGCGAATTTAGCGACCCGGAGACGATCGCCGGTCAGATAGCTTTTGTTAAAGTTTACCTGATCAACAATCTGGTTTTTGATAAGCGCCATGCCTTTGCCACGCGAGGTATCGTTAATGGCAATGCGCATGGCTACTTTTGATATGTCCGGGAATCGGTGGAAATAGTCTTCCAGTCCATCCAGTACGGAAGCGTCAATAATCGGCTGCATCGGCTACCCCCGTGCTACCTGCCAGATAACTTCGATCGGACCGACGATTGGTTCCTGCGCGGATAAAGTGAGAAGCGTACCATCCGCCATTTTCACAATCCCGTTATTGCGCAAAGTGACGCCCTTGGCGGCCAGTTCTTCACGGTCAAAGATAACGCGTTCGATGCCTTCGATTGTGGTCGCATAACCGCCGTCGAGATCGCCCGCCACTTCGATTTTATTATGCCAGCGGCAGACCAGCCCTACTCGTTCCTGAACACTATCGAAATACTCGGCATCCCCGCCGAACGTGTCATGCACGATCCGGCGGGTGCGGGCTTTGACCGATTGCCAGTCGAAGCCCCTGGCCATTACAGACCTTCGTCTTCTGAACCGGCGTTTTGTTCTTCCGCCAGTTTAGCCGCGTCTTGCGCTTTCTTCTGCGCTTTCTTCTCGGCAGCGGTCAGCGGTTTATCAGACGTGTCGACGACTTCTTTTTTCTCGTCTTCCGGCTTAGGCTGATTAGTCTCGCCTTCACCCATGGTGGTCAGGTCAAGAATATCATCCTGGTCGCTGTTAGGCTTACGCAGCGCGCCGCGATGCGCACCTTCGATATCTTTGATTTCCTGATCGGTGAAGTTGAACTTCGTGTTCGGTTGCAGCGCTTTGCGTTTGCCATCACGGTAAACGGTAATAGAAATATTGGTGATACGTTGCGGCATGATCTCTTCCTCGTTTAATGAAAAGGCGGCACACTGGCCGCCCTTAGTTTAGTTCATTCGGGTATGGCAGCACCCATATTAAGGCGCAGTACCCGTTTTAATCAAGAACGTTGCGTTCGCATCGCCCGGAACCATCAGCGGCGCGGATTGTGTCATGAAGAATTCTTCCCACGGGTCTTCCTGAGACACCCAGTTTTTAGCGAAGATTTCCATGGCTTTCCAGCCCGCTTTACCATCCTTGATCGCGCCGAAGCAACGAACACCCTGGAACACGGTAGGCGAAATGCCGAACACTTCATTCGGTTCGATGAAGTACGATTGCGCGTTGGTTTCGGCTTCCAGGTAGGTCGCTTCGTAAACCCAAATACGGATTTCACCCGCGCCGTTAAGCCCGGAAACACGGCCAACGTATTCCAGACCTTCGAACTGATCCATCAGTCGGGTGATCTGCGTTTCAGAACCGCCCAGTCGGGTATCCATCAAACCGCCAAGGCCAACCAGCAATTCTTTATGCGCATTGAAATACGCCACATACGCGTCACGGCCGAAATACACGTCCACGATACGCGCGCCGGATTCGGTGTTAGCCAGACGACGAAGGTCGCTGATATCCTGCATCGGGTTCGCGCCGGTAGCGTACCAGTCCGTCACCAGGGTAAGACCCGGATTACGGTTAAACGATACGGTGCGGGTCGGGTATTTCTCGCCGGAAATAACGACCTGACCGTCTTTAGCGGCTTTACACGCCAGCCATTCAAAACGGTTGTAGATGCGTTGTTTCTGCTGCGCGGCCATGTCGGCGACGATAATGTCATGGCGCTGCTGGTTGGATAACGATCCGGATACCAGCGTTTCACCCGGCATGCGCATCAGCGGGGCGTTAATGTCGATTTCGTCTTTCTCTTTGATGTACGCCGGAGACAGAGAATCGGCAGTGTAGCCATTGCGACGGTTGATGAAGCCCTGCACGTTCGGAGCGACGAACGGTGCAACGCGACGATAGTTGTTACTCACGCGTTCGAAGAAGATCTTATTCGTTTCGAAATAAATCGAACGAGTATAGAACTGCAGGAACAGTGAAAACGGAACTTTGATTTTCTGGATAACACCGCCGGAAGTCTGCGTGTCCCACGGGTTGATAACTTGATCGGACATCTTTAATCCCCTATTTCCCGATAATCTATAACGCCCGATTATCGGGCGTCCGTGTTTGAATTGGCTTTAGCCTAACAGACGGCCTACAAAAATGTTAGACCCCGGATATGCAAAAGCCAGACGGCGTTTTTCATACGTGTCCAGTGAACTTGGCCACACTAACGCTTCGTGGTTCGGAGCACCTGAATCGTACACCTGAATCGCGCCGCCGCCAACGGTGGGTTGCGCTGCGAAGCCGACCGGGGTTGTCGCGTCGCCAGTTCCCGCCGGGTCATACTTGATGTACTGGCCATTGGTGCGGTTCAGCGCCACGACTTCGTACTTCTGGAATACCACGGTGGATGCGCCAGCGGCGATACCATCCGACGTATGTTTCTGGTATTCGCCAGCCCACAACTGTTGCGGTTTAATGCCGTCCCAGGTTGCGCTACCGGCCAGATCATCCGGCTCGTAAATTTCTTGTGCCATGTTGTTTCTCCGTCAATTTGACCGATGGATTACTGGTTAAGCATTTCAGTCGGGATCAGCGCCAGAACGCTGTCGAGTTGAGAAACCTCGGCTTTGTCCTGCTGATTCGGCTTGATTTGCGGGTTATTGGTCGTATCCATCGCTTCCGCGAACGTCGTCGCACCCTGCTGTTCAGCGGTGGTGGTCGTCGTGGTCGTAGTAGCGGCCGGATTCGGTTTTTCCGTTTCGGCTTTCGGCGCTGCGGCTGCAGCCGGAACGATAATTTTATCCAGGATCGCGCAGCAAATGTCTGCGGTCAGGTCAGTGTCATACGCCAGGTACGAGGCCAGTTCACTCTGCGCAGACGCGTTGGCGTGAGTGTTAATGGCTTTCATGCGAGCGCGTGAATCAAGTTCGATCTGTTTAGCGTCAACAGTCGTAGCCTGTTCAGTCGTTGCAGCCGGGGCCGTAGTGGTTTTTGCGGCAGTGGACATATCATCTTCCTCATCGTCTTCAAAAGGGTCATAGCCATCGTCCAGTCTCGCCAGCGCGGTCAGGATTGCGGCCGATGGGTCACTAATCTTATCGATCAGTTTTAAATCTACCGCTTGTTGTGCGGTGTAGCAATCCGCCTCGGTGGCCAGGACAGATTCTAATGTCAGGTTACGGCCTTCTGCAACGGTTTGCGCGAAATCTTGCCTGATTTCTTCCAGTCTTGCTTCAATTTTCGCTTTGACGTCTTCGCCCAGTTCTTTATACGGGCTACCGTCTGTTTTGTGTTTACCCGCGGACATCAGGGTAACTTTAACCCCATCCTGCGCCAGCATTTCGCTGTAATCCATGTGCATGGTCATCGCGCCGATAGAACCCGCACCCCCGCTTTGCGATGATACGATTCTGTCTACCTGAGACGCCAGCCAGTACGCCGCTGAATAGCAGCGCGAGTCGATTACGGCCATTGTCGGGGTTTCTGCACCGGCGATAATCTGCGCTGCTTCTGCACACCCCGCCACTTCACCGCCGCCGGAGTTTACGTCATAGACAATCAGTTTTACTTCCGGATCCGCATCTGCGGCCATTGTCATGCGCGACAGATAGGTGTAGCCGGTGATCCATCCCCATGAACCACCGAAGCGGTTGACCAGCATCCCGTGAATAGGGATAACGGCCACGCCGTTAGCAAACGCAAAGGGTTTATCCTGGGTACTCGGTGCCATGCCGAAAGACGCAACTACTTCCGCTTTCCGGATCCCGCCAAGGGATTCTTCGTGCGCACGTTCTTCCGGCGTCATCGCCAGGAACCGTGCCATGTCGATGTCAATGCCGGAATCCGGTACCGTCAGGAGCGGCTGCATACTGAGACGGCGCACCACTGCTTGCGCCACGGTTTTATTAATTTCCGGCATCACTGTTCTCCTGCTTATCTTGCTGATCGTTATTGTCGTTGCCGTTCATCGTCTGCTGGCGGTCGTTTGTTCCCGGCTTAGTCGCGGCGCTGCCGAAAGTCAGGCCGGACTCTTTAATCAGTTTCTCTTCTTTCATGCGCGCGCGAACGACATCTTTGAAGTACATACCGAGATTCGCGGCTTCCTTGTCGTAAGTGGACAGACCGGCAGCAATGCGCATAATGGCCGCCTGAGTCTCTTTCACTTCGTCAATCTGCCCGCGGCCGGCCCCAATCCACATACATCCGGTGAGCGCCTGTTTTACCAGGGGCGCATACAGGATTGACGTTTGCATGCCAACCGGCATAGGAAGGTTGCCTGCGTTCCAGTCCTCTTCGAACCACAAGTCGTATACCTCGGAACCCATGCGGTCTGCCACGTTTTTCTTTTTCGCCTGGTTGCGGCGATATGTCAGGTTCATGGATGCGCGGGCAGACGAATAGTTCGTCTTTGAGAAATCCCCGGCGAATTCTTCATACGACTGACCTAACGCGCGGGCAATGTTTCGCAACATGGATACTTCAAATTCCGTACCCACGCCGCCCGGCGTCCCAAGCGCCTGCATGTTCAACTTGGTATTCGGGAAAAGAACCGGGATACTCGCGCCATCTATCGTCAGGTTATTGGTGCCGCCCATAAACTCCATGAGGCGCGACATGTAGTTCCCCAGGTACTCGTCCATCTGATTGCCGCCCATTGCTCCGCCGAGCATTTCCATTGGCAGTTCAGATTCCATGGTTGCCGCATAGCTGGCCTTAATGACGGCGTTCTGCAGTGTCACGTCCTGGAATTTACGCGTCATCCGCATCTGTTTCAGCGCCGCGACCATTTCGGATAAACCGCGGGTCTGCCCCGGAAGGTCACGTTCGCAAATGTGGATAATCTGCTTTCTGCCCCATGGCTTCTCTGCGTCAACCTTTTGCCATGATACCTGCAGCGTCGTGCTGTACGGGTCGCCCATGTATCCGTTGCGGATATGATATGCAATCGGGCGTTCCCATTGGTCAAGAACTACGCCGCGGCGAAGACGAACCGTGTCCGGGCCATTATCCGGATTACATAGCCGGTCCGGGGCGATCATCTGAATGGCCGTGCTAAACGGCCGGGACGATTCACGAATCCATTCGGCAGAGAACAGAATTTCACCTGAATAGATATGTGACGCCAGACCAAGGCGAATGAGACTGGCCAGGTTGTCCCGGCGCGTGGCGTCCAGGAAATTCGCGCGTGTTTCGGAAATTAGGTTAAACCGGCCTTCTACTGCTGCCGAAAACTCTTCCTCCCACTTCTCGTCAAAACGCGGGTCGATTGTCTTCAACACCTGTAAATTCGGCTGGCAGATCAGCATGTATGTCGCGCCCACGATGCTGTCACGCGTGGAGTGAAGAACCCCCGCCTGATAGCCGTCGTTCATCATCGCGTCGCGGCTTCTGTCATCCGTGATCTTCTTCGCGCCATTAACCAGCGTATCAGGAGATCCGCCGTGTGGTTGCCAGCGCAGCATTTCGCGGGAAAGGATTTTCGCCCCTTCCAGTCCACCGCCGCCAAGCGCCATCGGCATAATCGCGTTCGACTCCGCGAGAGTTAATTTTTTCACGGCCTACCCCTTAAAAAATGAATCGGAACGCTTTCTGCT